GCCATGGTCGGACTCCTTCAGTTTGTATTGGGCGATGTGCTTGCCCGTGGGGGTGGTGACGGTTTCGGTCTCAATCTCAATGCCTTGCTGGCGCAGGTCTGCAATGCGGGCTGCCAGCCGGAAACAGTTCGCTTCCTGCAGGGCATCCATGGCGGTGACGGGGCCGCGCTTGAGCATCTCCATGATCGTGTTGGCTTGGCTCATCAGATGACCCCCGTCAGGATGGCCAGCAGCAGGCCAAAGAGGATCACCCCGCACAAGCCCATGATGACCTTGTCTACAAGGCTGAACTCGGGGCCGGGTTCGTAGATGCCGCCTCGGTGGCCGGGGCCGAAGGCCTCCTCCATGGTGCGGGGGAATCGTTTCGTGGTTTTCATGGTTTCTCCTTTGGTTAACGGGCAATCAGACGGGCAACTTGGGCGGGCTTCCAGTCCGTGTTTCCACGGGCAGTCTGGATGCCACGGGCAGACAGGGCGATGGCAATGTCGCGCAGGGTGGCAGCACCGGCTGCCTGGATGCTGACAATGATGGGCTGGACACGGGCGGCAAAGGCATCAGCACGGGCCTGGATGCGCTCTAAGCCAGCCTCGCTGCCCTTGGTAGGGTCAGGGCTACCCAGGCGCACGCCACGGGCCTTAGCGGCCTGCAAAGCGGCCTTGGTGCGCTCGGAGATCTTGCGGGCTTCCCACTCTGCGAACACGGCAGACATCTGCAGGAAGGTGCGGTCAGCCTCGGGCATATCGGCGCAGACGAACGGCACGCCAGACTCCAGCAGGCCGCTGATGAAGTGGACGTTGCGGGCAAGGCGGTCTAGCTTGGCAATGACCAGGACGGCCTTGGCCTTCTTGGCTGCGGCCAGAGCCAGGGCAAGCTGCTCACGGTCATTCTTGCGGCCAGATTCCACCTCGGTGAACTCGGCCACCAGCTCGGCAGCGCCGATGTGCTGGGCCACGGCGGTGCGCTGGGCCTCCAGGCCAAGGCCGCTTTGGCCCTGGCGGTCGGTAGACACGCGGTAGTAGGCGACAAAGCGGGTCATCTCAGGCCTCCACTTTCGACAGTGCAGCAATGGCACTATCCATCGCTTCGCTCCACTGAGTGAAATCCATGTCCCAGAGTTGAGCAATCTTCATCCAGCCACCCATGTCACCGCGCTCCAGATCGTCCTGGAGGCTGGTTACGGTGATGCTCGGGTTTGCCTGAGCAGCTCTGATGATGGCTGCGGTGTGGATTTCGAGGGTTCGGGCTTTGGTGGTCATCGTCTCTCCTTGTGAGCTTTATCTGCTCGGTTGCGATGGGTGAACTGTAGCACAAGCGATATCGGTTGCAACAGGCAAGACCAAGAAAAACACTAGGACAAACCCTAATGCCCAGCTTACCCCTGGATGCGTGTAGACTCCAGCGCTATCGCCACGATACCGAGCAGGCCCATGCAACAGAAGAGAATCCCATTCCTGGTGAGACTGCACCCTGACAGCAGGGAGCTGCTGACCAAGGCCACCGCAGACCAGCGCCGCAGCATCAGCGCCATCATTGACCAGTGCGTGCGAGACCAGCTCCAACCCCGCTACGGCGGCCTGGAGCCGCGTCTGCAGCGGTTCCTGATGGGGGTGAAGCAGTGAGGGTGCTGGTGGCCTGCGAGTACTCTGGCGCTGTGCGCGATGCCTTTGTTGCTGCTGGCCATGAGGCCATGAGCTGCGACCTGCTGGGCACCGATGCGCCTGGCCCACACTACCAAGGTGATGTCCGCGACATCTTGGCCGATGGATGGGATCTGATGGTGGCGCACCCGCCATGCACCTACCTGTGCAGCTCTGGCTTGCATTGGAACAAGCGCATACCCGGAAGAGCGCAGCAGACAGAGGATGCGCTGGCTTTTGTGCAGCTCTTGCTGGACGCTCCGATTCCTAGGATTGCGCTGGAGAATCCTGTAGGGGCCATCGGTACACGCATCCGCAAAGCCGATCAAACCGTTCATCCTTACCAGTTTGGGCACGATGCCAGCAAGGCGACCTGTCTGTGGCTGAAAAACCTGCCGCCGCTGCTTCCGACCAGCTTTGTCGAGCCTCGCATTGTGGACGGTAAACCCCGCTGGGCCAACCAGACCGACAGTGGCCAGAACAAGCTGCCGCCTACCAAAGATCGCTGGAAGATTCGGAGCGAGACCTATTCTGGAATCGCTAAAGCAATGGCTGACCAATGGGGAGGTTTAGCATGACGCAGCAGGAAGCCATCAAGGTGCTGGATCTGTGCCGTGAGGGGCAGCATCTGCCAGTGGAGGTGATCCAGCTTGCGCTGTCGGTCACTGACCAGCAGCCAGCCCCGGAGAAGGCAGAGCGGTATGAGCAGTTCCTGGCCGCGCTGCGGCAGGCAGGCCTGCTGTGATGGAGCTGCAGTTCACTGTGCCTGGAGAGCCCCGAGGCAAGGGCCGCCCACGGTTCACCCGCAGGGGTTTTGCCTACACAGACACGGCCACCAGGGACTACGAAACCCTGATCGCTTGCCGTGCGTCTGAGGCCATGCCGTGCGCCCCGGTGGAGACCCCGGTCAGCGTGCGGGTGGACATCTACAAGGGCGTGCCCAAGAGCTGGAGCAAGGCCAAGCGTGCCAGGGCGCTGGATGGCCAGGAGATCCCTGGCAAGCCAGACCTGGACAACGTAGCCAAGGGCGTGCTGGATGCCATGAATGGGGTGGCCTATGTGGACGACACCCAGGTGGTCAGGTTGCTGGTGCAGAAGCAATACAGCCTGGAGCCCCGGCTGGTGGTGACTGTGAAGGAGATGCTGGAATGAGTTTCGTGCTTGGCATGATCATTGGCTTGGCGCTGTCGGTTGCCTTGCTGTTCCTGGCTGTTGCCCTGGTGGCCATGATCTGGGGGGATGACAAATGAGCACTCTGCAGGAGCACTGGGATGCCTGCACCGTGGGCCAGCTAGAGAAGGCGCTGGACTTTGTGGCCAGGGAGATCCGTGCCAAGCGAGCAAGGGCCATTGCATGACCGGTTTCGCATCACCCTATTACGGCAAGCTGCAGACAGCCTCGCTTCCCAGCGAGGTCAAGCGCATCTGGTACAGCCGGGATGAGGAGCTGCCAGAGCTGCCCTCATGGCGCTGGTCATTTGAGATGCAGGATGACCTTGAGCAGGTAGAACAGCGTGAGCTGGTTATCAAGTTGCTGGAGACCATCTGCTTTACCGACCGGGAAGACCTTGTAGTGCGCCTGATTGTGATGGACGGATGCACCTTGGACGAAGTGGGTCAGGAGCTTGGCTGCACCAAGGAGCGCGTGCGGCAGATCTACATGAAGGCCATGCGCAAGGCCAGAACCCGGCAGAAGTCAGTCACTGGGGCCGAGCTGTTGTGGCACATGGATTGCGAGGTGACCACTTGGCAGCACTACAGTTGGCAGCAGCGGCAGGCCAGACGAGAGGCAAAAGCATGAGCAAACTCAAAACCGCAACCATTCCTGACCACCACAAGGTACAGGCCAAGATCATCCTGGACGAAGCCATTGACGAGCAGCCAGACAGCGTGATTGTGCTGTGCTTCTGGAAGGACAAAGGGCAGTTCAAGATCAAGACATCTACAGTGCCAGATCGGCTCATGCTGATCGGCGCATTGGAGGAAGCCAAAGGCAAGATCATCACGGATGGTTACGCATGAGCCTGTCACCGCATCAGGTCTTCATGCTGCGACACTTCGCCATGGGTTGGAAGTTCAAGCTGGTCAACGACAAGCCTGGGAGCTGGGTGACGTACTGGTCACTGCGCCGCCGTGGGCTGGTGGATGCTGGCAGCGTCATCACAGAGCAGGGCCGCGAGGTGCTGGCCAAGGAGATGCGCCTGCAGGCCAAGCGGGAGGCCAGGAAGTGAAGCGACCCTGGAAACCTTGGTATCCCAAGCACAAGGGGCCGCTGCCAGACCGCAGGGTGCTGGAGATGGCTGCCGCCAGGGAGTTGCTGACCACCTGGGAGGCAGACCAGGACAAGGCAGCCATAGACAAGATGCTGGCCAGGATGGACAAGCGATATGGCAAGGGCGCTGAAGAGCGGGTGCGCCATTACATGAGAGACATCGCCAGGAATGAGCGCATTGCCTGAGAACATCATCCCCTTTGAGCTGCCAAAGCGCAGGCCCAAGGTAGTGCAGCGTGAGGCAGAGCCAGACCAGCGCAAGGTCTGCGTGCTGCCCATCCGCGCCCTCACAGACCCAGCCGTCAGCGACGGGATGCTGCGCGCCCTTGCCCTGCTGTGCAGCTACTGCAACCGGGCAGGGCTGACCTGGGTGAGCCAAAAGCGCATGGCGCAGGACGGCAAGGTGACCCAGCAGGCCATCTCCAAGAACCTGACCAAGCTGCAAGCCGCCGGGTACGTCCAGGTGGTCAAGAAGGGCTGGCGAGGCGAGCGAGCCACCACATGGCGCGTGATCTTCGACCCCAGCATCGACCCAGAAACAGCCATTGCCATCACCTCAGCACAGGAGCCCACAAGGCCACCATCCATGCAAGACGACACGCCAGACCCAGAAGGCCAGCGCAGGATCGCCCAGCTCATCAGCCAAGCCCTCAGACAACCAACC